ATGGAACTAAAGTACAACTTACAAAATGTCAACGTTGGGAGAATGACCTGGTTAATATTGTCGAAGGTGGACAAAAAGCTTTATTGCCAATTTACATTAGTGCCATGAAAAAAGATGGATGTTCAAAACCTGCTTTTGTAACACCAGAAAATTGGGGTAAAGTATGAATTTAGGGTCGTTACTCGTTTTGCTTAAACTGGCGGATGATATGGGGTTCACTGTTTCACCTAAAACAGACCCCACTCCGCCAACAGCAGATATTGGACTAAGACCTCCTGATTCATCCTGTGGACCAGGACGAAAAATAGTGTTTGAAAAAAATCCTGATCGCTGGGTTTGTGTACCAAGGTTCAATTAATGGTAATCTCCGCCTTAGAACTTTTGGGATATTTTATCGTCTGGTCATTATTCTATTTTGGAATAAGTCATTACATCGCCAAATTATCAAAAGATAAGTGGGTGGAGTGGGCAAAATCATCAGACAGTGACGAAGATTTATTATTAATTCTGGATTCTGTTGTAAATGAGATTGAGGATCGGATGCATGAAAAATTTGAAACGTTCCAGGCTTCGTTTTTTGGATCGCTAGGAGCCGCTAGTAAAAAAATTGACGAAGCCACTGGACAAAGTACAATCAAAGCGATAACCAGGGAAAACCCGATCATGGGGTTCATTGCAGATATGTTGATGAAGCGCCAGGGGCTAGGAAACCTCCTAAACGTTGCAGACAGCCCAGACGAAGGGTCTAATAAGCCCCAAACAGGTCCAAAGCTAGGGCTAGGAAGGGTTTGAACGGGCCGATCTCGCTTCTTATACCCATTCCTACCCCACCTGCCACTTCAATCCTTAAAATCGATTCCGTTGGTAAGAAAGAAGAATGACATTAATATTCAGTTTGGCTGCGTACTATTTTAGTTAAGATTTTTTGGCAATCATAACAGATCGTTACAGCATTATTGAACTTGTCAGTCTTGAGATGGTCTGTTGATTGTAAACAGATATTACAGCGTCTTTTCATAGTACTCCATTTTACAATCATTACAGATATAGAAAGTCTCCGGATTATAATTTTTCTTATATATGATCCCTAGCCAATCGGGAGAACTTGTGCATTCAATACATTCTAATCTATCCCAATCCATAGGTTTGTTTACTCTTACACCTTTCATAGAATTACATCAAGGAAGTAAGTACCTTCCTCTGTCCGTGTTAACTCCCATTTATTTTCATGGAAGGCTTTGGATAGTTCCTTGATACCCTGCTCTAATGCTGTTGCCAGATCACGTGCAGCTTGACTATTGCTTTGCCAAGTTGTTTCTATTCCTTCTTTAGAGATAGATTCGTAGGAGGGATGGGAGAAAAGGAGAATAGGATACTTAGTTTTCTCACCCCATTCTGTGTCTACTACACTCATCTTGCCGTTGAACTTGATCACGGCAGTCTTGCCTGGTGTAACCTCTCTCATAACAGAGGTTGCACCAAAGTGGAATTTGTCTTTACTCATTCTGTTTCACCTAGTTTACTAAAGAGTATGAATTATAAAGGAACTAGGCTATACTCAAAAATGTTTACCTACTCATTTAATAACACCTACTCATATCTGAGTATATGGTAGTTAGACGTAAAGCTAGGCGTAGAAGTCGAGCAAAAAAGACTTTTTCAATCCCACTGATCGAAACAGGCGCTGGGCTCGCTCTTTTGGCGCAGTCCAATATCGGAGCACATGTGAAAACTATGTTAGATGGTAATGTCCAGGGCGGTCTAACCGGTTTGAATAAATCAATAATGTCTAACAAAAATTCAATGATCAAGACGTTGGCAACAGCGTTCATAGCAAAACAAGTCGTAAGAGGCTTTGGCGGAACAAAGATCCTAGCTAGGATCGGTCCGTTGGTCGCAAGGGCTTAAATTATATTATGGCATTTTATCGAACAAGGGAAGGTCAGGTTACCGCATCTGATTCTTTTACAAATATTGGGGGTTTGTACGGCCAGTCGACAACGGCCAGCGTGCAAGTACCTGCCGGATCAAGCTCGATCGTGGGCTTGATAGCTAGTGTCGCAACAGATGGTGCAAGTAATGCATCTACCACTTTCGCATGTCAGATCTCCGGAGACGGATTAAGTTCTGGTCAGGAGACTATGGTTTTTGCTGGGTGTGGTGTAGATGGTACGCCTGTATCTAATGGGCAAACTGTCTCTGCATTCAAACTGGATGTTAGCATACCAGTGATAGCATCTAACCAGGTAAGCATTGCAGTAGCGATGTCTGGCGATACTGGAACCTGTGAAACAGCAATAACTTTAGTATTCCAATAGGTTAGCATGGTTCGCAATAGGAAAGGCCTAGCACCCTGGTCTCTTTCAAGAGAGGCAGGGATTGAGTCCGCAACAGTGGACGGTACAATCGAAGTACCTCAATATGTACAACCTACCCTTAGTACTGGTTTCGTAGATGAAAAGGGAAACTGGAAAGGAACCAAAAGCAGCGATAAGGACTTTATCGCTTTACAAACTGATGAAGCAATAGCCAATGGTGGAACGATCTTAACGCCTGGTGTTAATCCTGATGGAACGTGGCCCCTGGATATGACAGGTTACAACGATCTCTTTTTAGCAATCAAACCGACTAACGGTGGAAACTATGCAATAGAAGCAGTTATGGGTCCAGATGCGCTTAGTTTCGCTAATCTAAATCCCGTTAATGCTGCTGCTGGTTTGAAATGGACGTGGCCAGTTGATACTGCTGGTCAAGTTACGGTATTCCAACCTGCGTTAAGTGATACTTCTGAAGCTATGACGGCTGATGTGTGGAATATATTTTCTATTGTAGGCCGTTTATCGAACCAAAAGCTATTACAATTTGAGATCACTAACAACAGTGGTGATATTTCCACTATTGAAACAGCATTTATGCGGATCGTATAATGCCAATGAAGTATTGTCCAGAGTGTGGAACCAGGAAAGGGATGGTCCGTGAAACAGCCAGGAGAGCTTATGAACCTGGTAATCCTCGAAAACCTAAACGTAAACTATCAGCCTGGAATAAGTTTGTTAAGGCTAATGCCAATAAACCAAGATTCAGATACGCAAGATCTAATAAGATCAACCTAAAGAAGATGGCAGTAGCGTTCAGGAAAACCCCCGCAGGGCGAAAGAAGAGGAGATAATGTTAGAGCTCATGCCTGATGGTGAAACATTCAAGAAATTAACAAAGGCTCAGAATGCGGCTTTAGACAGATATTACAAGCGTGAGAAGGATAGTCTCCTGGATAAAACATTGCCACCACTGATCAGTACTGGAATTCCATCAATTATAGCGATTGGACTTGCTGCAGCCGCCTATATTTTCAAGGATGAATTAGAAGAGGAACTGAAAGAAGCAGGTATGACGGTTGTTAATTACGTGGGGAGTGGTTTATTCGAGTTAACTGGTCTTGGACAGATAACAAGTCTGCTTGGACCCTTTTCTCAAGAGTTTATTATATTAGAAGATGGAACTAAAGTACAACTTACAAAATGTCAACGTTGGGAGAATGACCTGGTTAATATTGTCGAAGGTGGACAAAAAGCTTTATTGCCAATTTACATTAGTGCCATG